TACAGGCAGTGTAAATTAACTTACCAAGTTTCTCAAGAATCTTTTTTTCTTTTGATTTTATCATTATGCAGAATCAGTCAACAAGTATTGTATTGTTGATTTCTCTCCAGCACCGTTATTCTTAATATATACAGTCCCAGCAGGCTGTGGTATCACTGCCCACTTGCCTTCTTCGATAGTCAAATCAGCATCAAAAGAAGTATCAAAGTCTAAATCAACATCGACATCGTTGGCAACACATTTAATAATCAGCATATCCTCGGTTGTAACGTCCCCCAACTCAAGAGCTTGTGCCGTATCAGCAGTGTCTTGTTCCAAATAATGAAATAAAACTTTTGTTGGAGTTGTCCCCGTAAAATTCCCCGCAAAATTTATGTCTTCGCCAAGACCTGAAAGCTCAGCTACAATTTTCACACGCATCTCAGCAGCCATTATTTCTTTCTCCTTCCCGCAGCAGCCATAGCAGCATAACGTTTTACCCCGTACTTCTTTCTGCCAATAGCAGCCGCAACAGCAGCCGGATTTTTAGCACCCCCAGCTTTTGCCGAAGCAGTAACCGCCTTAAACCTCTTGCCTTCACCTGGTTTTGACGTTTTGGCCACCCTTTTATATAGTTTTCTTGCTTGTCGTCTTTTTTTCAAACTTGCTTTCGCCACTATTTGCATCCCCCTTTTCTTCGTCCACCCTTACGCTTGCTCGGACGTGGCGACCTTTGCCTTGGCCCTTTTCCATCGCGGTTTGGCATTTTAATTCCTTTCTATTTTCCTAAAAGTTTTTTAATCTCTGTGTCTGATACGCCGCTTTCTCTCAACTGCTTTATTACACTGCGTGTACCAATATTATATTTAGAGGCCCAGTCTTTTTTTGGACGCCGCTTTTTCGCTTTTTTCTTTCTTCTTTGCTCAGCAGCGTAATAACCAGAACCTTCTTTAACTTGTCTAAACAACCTCTTTGCTTTTTTTACTAAACTTTTAGCCACGTTTCTTTTTCCTTCGTAATGCTTTCTTCTTTGCACGCAAAGGTTTCTTTTTAGAACCTGAAAGATACTCCACCAACTGAGCCTCTGTCATACCTGTTCGGGTTTTCTTCCCGGCTCTGGCACGTGCAAGGTCAGCCCCCAACATTCGTCTCTGCCGTTCTGATTTTGCAGGAATAGCTTTACCCTACCTTTCCTTATAGTCCACACAGCTTTTACACTTCCAAGTTCTTTTCTCTCGCTTGGATAAAC